TACGACATAAAATAATCGATATAATTCATTTTCATGGCTTTCGGAAGGAAATCTATTTCTCGCCAACCGTGATACATGGCGATCTCTTTGAGAAACGTCAACGGTTTTCGCATCCACCACGAACGAGAAAAACTGCTAAACGAAAGCGACGAGTCGCTCTCCAGCAGATGAACAAACGCGTCCACGTCTTCGTTCATGGCTTCCAATTTTCGAGGCAACGATTCATCGTACAACCCACGACAACACGACGTCTTGTCGACGCATCGCCAATAGTATCTGCCGTGAGAATTGGCCACGCTATCATAGCGTCGACCGTCGTAGCCGACCATGATTTGGTTCCTGAAATCGGAAGCCAGCAAAGGCGGTTGATGGCGAGTCATGACGTAATCTTCCATTGTGTAATTACCCGTTAAAACGCAGACACGTGACACGAAAACAATTTCAAGAGAACCATTCATCATACAAACTATCATAAACTAGATTAATTAATTTCAACATGTCTAAAATACATTTTGAAATTAAAAGTTTTTTTAAAGTGTATAATCGTGATCGATAGTTTCGGTGGTCGTCGTAGTGCTTTCGGTCGTACTATCTTCAGGAGTACTCTCTGTCGTCGACGTAGTAGTACTGCTAGTCGTGGGAGGTTCAACAGTCGTCGTTGTTGTAGGCGTAGTGGTTGTAGACGTCGTTGTTGTAGGCGTAGTGGTTGTAGACGTAGTAGTGGTTGCAGGCGTAGTGGTTGTAGACGTAGTGGGACGCCTGTGCGTGGTTGGTTCGGGAGCTTCCGGGGGGAACGGTTGCAGGCTAATGTGAACGAAACCTTTGCGCGTCAAATTGAGCACTTGCGTAAACCATTCGGGAACGTCGTCGTTGCTGGTCTTGTTGCGATGCTGCTGATGATGATGATGCTGTTTCAATTTACTCACGTCGCGTACCAACTGAGCGGTCGCGTCGTCCATCGTCACCGTCACGTAGACGTAGTATCCCAAAAGACTCAACACCATCAACAAACAGAGCACTTTGGTAGCCGTTAGAAAGAGCGCGTAGCGACGCGACGCTCGAGACTCTGGCGGAGCATGCTTTTTAGTCGTCAACGGCTTGTAAACTTCTTCGTGTCCGGATTCGATATCCATATTTTTCTCTGTTTATTTACTAGGTAATTGTATCCAATTTAGCTAGCAATTTTTTTCCGCTTATTCGGGAATAATAGTGCGACGCACGTACGTCACCACTTGATCTTTACCCGTGTAGGCGTCCGTCATGCGCGTGTAGCCTCCCTTGACCAATCGTTCGGGTGCCACCTGGCTGGGTGTACCGTAGCCACCGAAAACGGGAACAATGTAAACATCTTTGGCGTCCATATTTCTTTTTATTCTATACTTTATCATAATTCTATAAACCACAATAATTCGATTCGAACGGTACTCGTGGATCGTAGTAGCCCAACGTCTCAGCGCGTTTTAAAAGCGCCGCGTTGATGGCGTTAAATTTCTCCGTGTGATGCAATTCGTCGCAAATGACGTGCGCCACCTCGTGACACAGGACGTACATTAAACTGTTCCACGAATAGAATTCATTGGGGTTTTTACGTAAACAGACGACGATACGTTTCTTATTCTCCGTGTACGATCGACTACCCTCCTCCATGGTAAACTCGTTGTACACGTCGCGACCGTTCAACATGGCCGTCAAGTAGTCACCACCACCACCACCACTACTAGTACTACTTAAAATGTCGCGCATGGCTTCACTCAATCGATGCAACAACGAGACGGCCGAAGGTGAATTGATGACGTACGACTCGCGAACGCGTCGTCGCTGCTTAGCAATAATGACTACAACTAGACCAATCGTTAGAAATAACAAGACGAGAAAAAGGACTTGTGGTCTTCTCATTTATTGAACCCATTGATGTTGACACATACTACATTTAGCAAAAACGGTCATCGGTTCGTCGCCACTGCGCGTCTGACGACTGTAGGCCGTGATTTTTTTCGATTTACACTTGTGACAAATGAGAACACCTTCTTCGACATCGTGAGGCGACACGATATACTTTTCGAATTCTTGTTCCTTTTTCTTGTACTCGTCGAAAACGGGGAGATTCCAAACGTCGTCGTCCGTCACGGGCACACCGAAAATCATTTCGTACAAGACGCGTTTATTGGGAGCCGAGCAACCGTAGTGACGATTCAATTGCTCGAGCGAAAAACTCGCATCAAAGGCAGCCATCCGCGTTGCTTTTTCTTGCCGACAAAACGAGACACGGCCTCTTCGAACGTCAACGACAGTTCCACACACTCGTACAGATCCACGTCGTCAAGAGTCAAATCGTTGAGCTCAACTCGATTGACGACCGCGTCCACGCCCGCGTCCCAAAAACTCACAAAATCGAAAAGCGTCGGAAAGAGTTTCTCGATTTTTTCGCGAACGCGTCCCTGCTCCGCTTCCAAATCTGTCCACTGGTGATTGATGACATCGGCCAGACTGCCCACGATTTTTATGATGTTCTTGTAGTGCAACGTCGTCCACTCGCGACACACGAATCGATGGAAATCGCCGCGAGACATTCGCGACCAATGCCAATTGGTGTAGCGCGATTCGTAGAGCGCGTTCAACAGCTCGTCGCGCGTCTGTTTGACGTACACTTGACCGTCGACCGTTTTCGAAAAGGGACACCACGTCGAATTGTACACCCAATGCGTGATGGTGGCATTGTCGACACAAAAAGGCCAATAGGCGGCATCGGCTTTGGCGAACAAGAGTTTGAAATAGTGACGCACATCGCATTCGTCGTGCACTTGGAAAACGAAAAAACGATCGGCGTAGCGACGATTGCGAATCACTTGACAAATGTTTTCCACCGATAAATTGGGCAATCCGACGTGAGGGGCGTGAAGCCATTTGCGGTACTGACACAGCGAGTAGAGCAATTTACCGGGCACCAGCAACAATTGTTCGCGATTACTCAGCGACACGTGCGTCAATTGCAAGTTGGGATTGTTCATGATGACGCGTACTTCTTTCAATTGTTGTTCCATCTTGTACCATTCGTGCTCGGCGACGGTGGTGACGAGTTGATGAGGGGTCGGCAAAAGTTGCGCCGTTCGCAAACGTTCCATTTCGTTGAATTCGAAGCGAACGCGAGTGCACGCGTGCTTCTTGATGTCTTTGATCGAGTGGCCGACATAGTCGCACAATTTGCAACAGAAAAGAATCGATCGAGCCGTGCGACAGGGGGCGCGACGAAAATGTTTCTTAAACTCCCCGTCGTTGGCGCTACTAAACATACAGAAATCGCAAAACATGTTTCCACTTTTTAAGGTTATCTGCCGTACTTTTGGCCTCGGTTATTTTTCATATTTTTAATCGTCAAAGTGACGAGGAGAACGAGAACACCGCCGAGAGCGAAATAGAGCACCTTTTCCGACGTGGCGGCCCGCGTCGCGCATTTGACGCAATCCGCTTGGCTCTTGACCACATTCGAAGGAGCGTACATGGTGGGGGGTGTAGCGATTGTTGCCGCCGCTGGCATTATTCGCTGCTGCTGTTGCTGGAGCACGCGTTCCAACAAACGTTCCAAACGGTCCAGCCTATCTGCCGTGTTGTCGTTGTGCAAAATTTTGTAAATTGGAGTCTTATTCATTTTTATCTTTAAAAAATTCACTCCAAGAAAAATAATATATTTATCACACACGATATAAATAAATTATGGGCCATTTCCATCACTACAATTTCGATATTGGTAATGGAAATTGTCAGAGAACCGAGCTGTGCGACACGCTCGTCATCGGCGGCGGAGGATTCAAGGGCGTCCAGTATTTGGGCGGCTTGCACTACTTGAAAGAGCACGGCCATTTGGAACGCATCACGACGTATTGCGGTACGAGCGTCGGTAGCATCATTTGTTTGCTGTTCCTGTGCGGTCACACGCCGTCGCAACAGTACGATCTGTTGCCGTTGAAAAAGATTTTCCAGTTTAGCACGCGGCCGCCGTACGTGCACAGTCTACTGCCCACCGTTATGCCCACCTATCTCGATGTTCAAGTCACGTTCGAGCAACTATTCAAAAAAACTGGCAAGTTTTTTTTTGTCATTGCCTTCAACGTGACGATGCGGCGACAAGAGATTTTCAGCGTCATCACTACACCCGACTATAGCGTCATTAACGCCGTTCTCTTCAGTTGCGCCATCCCGTTGGGAACGTTGCCGCGCTGCGTCGAAACCCAGCACGTCTACATGGATGGAGGCATCGTCAACAATTTGGCCGTCGATGTGGCTCAAGATTTTGATTTCAGCGAACGAATCATGGCTCTATGTTTTCGACCGCGAACGTTACCGTTGCCGACGACACTTCCGCCACCGGCACCGGGTCTCAAAGAATTGGTCGACATTGTCTTTAGTGTACCGAGTCGTTTGCTCGACAAGTCGCGTCTCGAAGCGTGCTCGAAAATTCATCGTCTCTACGAATTCGAAGCCGACGGAGGCGGAGTGGAATCCATCATTTCGTTGGATCATGAGACGAAAATAAAACTTTTTCAACAAGGATATGATTTGATTAAAACCACGTTATAATAAAATATGGATTACGCTTGCCTAGGATTTTTCATCGCTGCTATGGCTGCAGGAATCGGCCTTTACTATTTTCTCGTTCGACGCTAAAGACGCGCTCAGTCGTTCGCAAAATATTTCACAACATGTGGATGTTAATAATAAATGATTCAAGTTATATTGACACTTTTAATTGCTGTCGGATTGTGCGCCGCGTGGACGAAAAGAAAATCGCCGTCCCTCATTGAAACATTCATGCCGCCCTTGTCGTATCGATTCGAAGAGCCTCCTCCTCGAGCCATGACGACCACGCTCGATTACAACACCACTAGACAACCGGCGGCATCGATGGTGCCTCAACCGGCAAGAATGATGAGCAGCGACATGCTGGTGCGTCCGCGTCGCGCTGAAGCTAGCGATATGTTGGCACCGCCCACCACCAATTTCACCTTGAATTACACTGTGCCTCCCAATCAGACGAGTAACGTGGCACCGCGCGTCGCCGACGTTCCCTACACTTCGGCTCTGCAAGGACCCGTACCCGACACGCAATACTTGGCCGTGGATCCCATGAACCCGTTGGGTTTGAGCCATAGCGGTCAATTGCAGCCAGTCATTTACCCGCGCGCCGTCTACGCCAACAAGATGAGCCGACTCTTTTCTCTCGGTGATCCCATTCGAGGCGATTTGCCTATCGCTCCTCTATCGGGCGACAATTGGTTCAAACCGGCCGTCACGCCGCACATTGATTTGCGCGAAGGAGCCATGACGGTGATGGGCGGTCGACACAACGACACCACCAACGAATTGGGTTTGCTCAAATACCAGTCCACGTACGGTGGACACAACATCAACGCGGGAGCCGAATTTTCACCCGACAACGAAATGGTCATGCAAACGAGCGGCATGATTCCACTCTACAGAGAAATGGTCAACAATGTTGGCGACGTCACTATCGCCACGCGATATTAAACACACACACGCACACACGCACACGCATATACAAAATTCAAAATAACACACATCTTATTTTGAATTTTTTTACGGGTCGGCACGTCGTCGGATCCAGCCGTTGACGGTGAAACGACCGTTTTCGAACGTGTTGGCACCCGTCACGGTGACGGGCAACACTTGATGCATGCGCGACGAATCGAAAACGACGAGACGGTTTCGAAGCGGTTTCACAATAGTGCCATCGTCGATAAAGACCAATTCTCCACCGGTGAACTGATTGGTGTGAAAATAGTAGACGTAGGTGAGTTCGCGTAATTCGCACGGTGTACAATTGTCCGTGTGTTCCAAATAGAAATCACCGTGACCGCTGCGAGTCACTTGACACTCGAAAGCCGAGTCGTCCAAGATGAAATCGGGATGCCATAAATGACGGCACATTTCGGGCAGTAAAGAGATCACTTTATGGTGAAACAGTTGTCGAATAAAAGCCGGTGTCACATTCATCATGGTCGATCGACGATAGTCGACCGCGTTGGTCACAGTGCCCGTTGGAAAGAAATTCTCCTTTTCGTCCGAAACGGCCGCCAACAAATTCAACACGTCGATTTCGTCCAACAAATCGTCGATAATGTAGACGCTGCTGCTGCTGTTTGTCGTCATGGCGGCCTAGTTTTTTTTACAATAATCTACCTTTAATAGAGATAAAATGTTAAATTCTCAAAAAATGTTATTGGTCTTTGGTGGGTTTCTACTCTTTGTAGTGGTGCTTATCTTGTTGAATTCGTCGTCTTCGGGACCGCGACGACCAGCTGAACCTTCTCTACCGGCTCCTGATGGATGGGAAGGTCAAGTGGCGAGAATCACCAACGCCGAAAGATCGAGTCGCGGTCTAGCTCAACTGGTGTTTGACTCCAAATTGGCCGACATTAGCCGCGCGCACAGCGCCGACATGAACAGTCGACGATTTTTCGATCATAACAATCCCAGCGGCGAAACTCCGGGAGATAGGGCTCGTAAAGCCGGCTACCCGTGGGGAGCCATAGGAGAGAATATCGCCGCAGGCTACGGGACACCCGAAGCCGTCATGCGAGGATGGATGAATTCACCGGGTCACCGTAGCAATATTTTGGGCACGTCGTACAAACGAATCGGTGTCGGCGCCGTGCGTAAAAGCGACGGAACACCGATATGGACGCAAATGTTTAGCGATTAGTAGTAGGCAACTCTTTGAGTGCTTGATTCATTTGATACTCTGGATCGTCCCACAACGGATTGAATCGTTCGTTGTTCCATTGGTGCAGGTCGAAAGAACCGAAACGCCACGAACCGTCGACCACGTCGGCTTTACAATAGTAGACGCACTGTTTCCAATCGTTGGACTGGAGAGCGTTGTTCAAAAAGAGACATTGATGGTCGCCCGTGTAGTGGAGCATGAGTTGTTTGAACAAGTCAAACGACGGCACGATGGCGGCGTAGTTGACGTACATGAGCTTGAGCGATTCCAAGTTGGTTTCGCGAAAGAGAAAGACGCCGTCGACGGCCGTGCGCACGTTCAACGGCATGTCCAACGCGAATTGCATGCATATAATGTAAAACATTCTAAAATGACTTCCGTTTTTAAACAAAGTTTTCTGAATTTTCTGTCTAAAAACGCTAGGCTGATCTGCACAATCGTCTAAAATGACGGCCAACCACTTGTCTTCGTCGGCCAATTCCTTGTTGCTAATAACCTTGGATTGACGTGTCAAAGCGTCGGCTAGCACTTGATCGTCGTACTCTTCGTAGACGAAAAGTGGCGGGAAAAATTCCCTATAAAATTCATTGGCACCTTCACTGCCGGACATGGCAATGCCCGTTTTAATGATATCGCTTTTGGCTTTCAGAATCGATTTGAGCAACGTCGATTTACCCGAACCGGGTTTGCCGACAATGATAATTTTCGAACCTCTAGCTTTTCGATCTTTATACGTGTATTGGTTGGGCAAAATACAATCATAATTGGGCAATTTTTCCAACTTTATCACGTCAGACATATTTTATTGTTATATACTTTCAATATTTAAAATGTGAAAAATATTGAAAGTTTACCAACTACTACCAACTACTGTTTTTCTACCATCACTACTACATGTGACTACCAACACAAAGAAAATTAAAAGTCGACTTCTTCTTCGTAGATAATGTTCTCGCCGCCGCCGAAATTCGAGTCGACCACGGTTGGAGTGGGAGAAGGTTCCAGTGACGACAAACTTTTGACGGCCTTTTTCCACCAATTCTTTCCGGCTTGGAAAACTTCCATGTGCTCATCGTTGGCTTCAATCATGACGCTGGGTTTGAAATCGGTAGTGATGCACGCCATCGACGAATTGGGTGGCGTGCCGACGGCTTGCGACTGGAAAATAGGAGCGTAAACAAACAAGCTGGAAAAGTAGAGCTGTTTGTTGTCCGTAGTGTCGTCCAATTTACCGCCAAAAGGCAAGTTCTCCTGGGCCATCATGGTGACAACAAATTTCTCATACATTTTATCAAAGTTATACATAAAATGTCCCATAGCACTCAATTGAATGGGACGAGTGTGCATCGGCTCATTTTTTTCATCGACAAACAAAACTAAATGACGTCTCATACATCTCAAATAAGATACCGGTTTGTGCAGAGGAGCATTCCACAAGCCATCAACATAACCAGTGTTAAGATTTTTACAAAGTAACGGTGACGAACGTAAAATGAGAAGGCGTGGAGCATCCAAAAGAATACCTGGCTTTTCTTCAAAGCCTTTGGTAATGGGGTCGAGTTTTCGAGTTACAAGTTTATGAGGTTTTCCAACAGCCATCAGTTCAGGTTTCCATCCAGAAGACTTCAAATTGTCTTCGCCAATAAAAAGTCCGGCCGGCTTGTTGATGGACTTACACGATGGGATGGTGGTCGATTTGGCATCGGTCAAACCGGCTTTCTCGGCAAATTTATTGGCTAGGGCTGCTTTGCTGTTCATCTTCGAAAGTTAAAAACAAAATCTTCTGTAATTCTGTCCAGGAAATCAAATCGTTTTCACGCAACTTCAGCTCGTCCGCCAACTCAATGGTTGAACCAGACTCGAGTAAGCCGATTATATACTGTTGCATGTAGGCGCGGTTTTGAATGCACTCGAGTTCCAAGTACTTTTCCAATTTCTTGGCATCGTTGCACATGGAGGCGGTACATTGGAGAATGCTACACAACGCCTCGTCGCATTGGAACAAGGTTTTGCGTTCGTGGGTTTGAAGTTGCTTTTCCTTGACGTAGCGGCTGATGAGACTGGTGAGAACGGAACGAGAACACGCCCCGTTGTCGTTGTCGTCGCCAGACACTTGCTTGATGAAAGCGCGCGTGGCGGCCGTGACGGGTCGACTCTTACCCAATCCCGTGTTGGCATTGTTGCGCGTCTTTTTCACCGTTTCGAGCGTTTTCAACATGGACGCAAAGAGCTTGCTAAACTCTTCCAAATCGTGAGCAAACTCTGGCTCCATCTGATAGGTGTTGATGAGCCGTTCCAGTGTCTCTTTGCACGACTTGATGCTCTCGTTGCGCGTCTGCTTCTTTTGACGCACGTGCAACTTTCCTTGACGAACCATCTTTTCTTGAGAAACCATCTTTTCAGTCATTTTTATTGTGGTAATACGTTCTTTTAGCTCGACGTTCAATATATCTGTAAAATTTACAGGTAATCGTGGTGAATCAAATTTATTTGGCTCCTAAAAAGAATCAACCGAGACACATAAACACACATATACGATGAAAAAACTATCCAAACAAGGAAACTACGGCACCGTCTACGAGGGAAAATATAAAAAAAAGAAAGCCATTTACAAGACCAATAGCTTACCGGACGTGAATTTGCAACACGAACGCGACGTTATGCTCGTCTTGAACAGCGACCAGAGAATGAAATCTTTTTTCCCTCGACTGCTGGACTATAAGGAAACGGCGAAATCGCAGTGTATTGTCATGGAGTTTATCGAACACGAATTCACTCTGTACGACGCTATGGACGAGCTGAACACGAGCGAAAAAGAGCTCATTTATTTGCATCTCTATTGCATGCTCAAAGTGGCCAGAGAAATCTGCGATTTCACCCATTACGACTTGCATTTCGACAACATTCTTATGGTGAAAGCGTCGCAAAGTAAACACGTGTACACGTTCAACGACGGCACGCGTACCATATTGCCGTACGATGACTATCGTCCCATCATGATCGATTTCGGGTTCAGCTACTGTCGGGGCGTGACAGGTTTACGCGCGCCCATGACTCAAACGCATCACTACATGAATCCTATGGTCTTTTGTCCCATCCACGACATTTACATTCTGCAAAAGAATTTTCAGCATTGGGGCGTGGAATTTGAAGTCGGGTTGCGACACGCTCGACGCCATCGACAATTCAAACGCAGTCTTTTTGATTTGCTAGCGCGAGTGACTCAATGCGCCGACTACCCACGCGACGAAGATGAAACTCCGCCCACAACGGAAGGAGGAGCTTCGGGTTACAATTCCGATTGTAGCAGCAGCGGTAGCAGCAGCTGTAGCGATAATGAACGACAATGGCGAGATGTGGGTCGCTGGAAAAGCGTCCGGACGTTGCGCGAAAACCAATTGTTTACGCACTTGTTTCACCTCGACGACTCTATCGTCCCCATCGAAGCGTGTCACGCGACATTGGAATCAAAAGACTTACAGGGGGTACTCATGTATTGGATAAAAACATATCAAGAATGGTACAAGGAAACGGCAACATTTACAGAAGCGTACACGAGTCGTTATTTGGAGTCGACATTGAAATGGTTGAGAGAATTCGCGTGACGACATGTGACCTTTGACGTTGTCGCTGTCGTTTTCTACGTCGATCACGTGCACGTCGATTGTCCAGATTACGTGACGGAAGCGCTATACGAGCGACTGAGGGCCGTCGCCGCCGTTGCTGCTGCTGCTAGTCAAAACGCCGTAAACGCGCCACATAATGTGCTGACAGACGCACGTGTCGGGTCCTCGCGTCTCTGACGCCCAACTGCAATCGGGTAAATGGAAAGCGTCGCCGACGGGAATCATCATGAAAAACATTTTCAACACATCGCTTTTGCGAGATAGCCATTCAATGTGCTTCTCCATTTTTATCTACATCAAACAATTATTTAACAACTGTTATAAGCATTTGCGTAGGTAGAATAGCAAAATTTACGTCCGCTACAGTTTTCGATGCTGGGCGCGTTGTCGGCGGCGGCGGCAGCTGCTCCCGGTCTGTTGTAGAGATCTTGTTGGTGCTGCTGCAGAGGAGGTTGACGGTACGGAGTGTTGTAGTACGATTGCTGAAGTTTAGCCGGTGCCGTCGCCGCAGTCGGTTGATAATGCTGCTGCTGCTGCTGATACTGTTGCGGCGTTGCCTGTTGATAGGCGTACGGCTGCTGCTGATAAGCGGAGGCGGCAACCGGCTGCTCTACTGGATACCCAGCGGCGGCGGCGGGTGGTGGCGCGTACGACGGAGGCGGAGCGTAAGCTGGAACCGCGACCGAACCTTCGATCGCGGACGCGATGAACTGAGCGAAATCGTGTTCGTTGTACTGACCCTTGAAACGAGCGATGGGCATTTGTTTGCGATAGAAAATAACGATGGGTACGTGTTGAATGGAAGCGTCGCTGCCATCCTGATAGACGCTACCTTCGGCTTTCGAGACGACCGACTTGTTCTCGCTCAAATTGACGGTGAAAAATTGCACTTTGCCTATATAGCGAGGCATGACACGATCAATGACCTCTCGCATTTCCACGCAATACTTGCAGTCGCTACCCGTCAGAAAGACGACGGCCAACTCGGACGGCACCTGTAAAGCCAGATATTTTTTGAACTCTACGACAAGAGTCTCGAAAGCATTCGATTGAAGTGTTTGCATCATTTTTCTTTATTCGAATCAAAGATTTATATTAAGAAATAGTTCCAATATTCCATGAAAAATATTGGAACTTATAGAAATTGCATCAACGAAGCAATGCGTTCGAGCCAGTAGGCATTCACTTGCGATCGCGTCGCCAAACACACGCGCAATTTGAAGGGTGTTAGGTTACGAAAAAATTCGTAGCCACGACAAATGCAATAGTGAACCGTATTGAGAAAATGGTCGTCCATGACGTCACGACCTGTTTGTTTCGAAACCTGACGAATTTTGTCGCAATAGAACCGCGTCAACTGTTGCGACACTTCGACCGGAAGACTCTTGATGTCGTACACTTGGACAAATGCCAGCAACGACCACATGTCCTCATCGCGAGCGTCCAGATTGAAATCAAACTTTTCTAAATCATTCATCGTGTGTACACACAAACTACATTAAAATTTGTGAGCAATTTTAAAATCAATTGATATTAATAAATAATAATGGTCAAATCTAGAAAAGGAAAAGGATACTATAAGAGATGTTATTGGTTTAAAAGAGGGTCCAATAAACGTGTCACTACCAAAAGAAGGACGAGACGAAGGTACACTCGTCGTCGTCCGTACCCCAAGACGACCTATTTTGGACCGAGAAATTACGATCCCTCCCTAGATCTCGCGGAAGACGCACCGTCAGTATTTCTGACACCGTCAATAGAGGCTGAGCTGCCACCGCCACCGGATTTCCTGTTGGGACCGGCGGCAGCCAAGGCTCGTCGCAAATCTCGCAAGTCCAAACGTCGCTCCAAGCGACGTTCAAAAAGAAAGTCGCGCAAATCTAGTAAACGTCGCAAGACCAGCAAACGTCGCCGCCGTTATTAATTTTATTTAAATAAAATGGTAGCTCGTACTAGAAAGAGAAAAGTTTGCTTTAGGGCCAATGGAAAACGAAAGTGTTTCATGGCCAGAGTGACAAAGAAATCGCGTAGAAAGTCTCGTCGAACTAAACGCCGAAAGTCTAAACGTCGCGCTTCGGCCACGACCATGAGACGTACCATGCGTCGGTCGAGTCGTCGCCATCGTAGAGCCAGTTTTGCGCCGCAAATGAACGTCATGTACGACTACGTTTAATAACCTCCAATAAATGAACGCAAACAGATCATCGTTTAGATCGACGACCGATTGGGGACCTTCTTTTTGGTTCTTTTTACACACGAGCAGTCTGGCCTATCCGGCGACACCATCGTCGCCTCACGTAAAAGCGGCCATTGACTTTCTCATCTTGTTGCCCAATTTGTTACCCTGTCCCTATTGTCAGCAACACGCTCGAGACTACGTGTCGAAATCCAATTTATTGCAAGCGACCATGTCGCGTCAATCGCTTTTCGAGTTTTACGTCCATTTTCACAACGCCGTCAATCAACGCCTTCACAAACCGCTCGTCGGTTTAATGCAAGCCAGAAACATGTATTCGACGCGCGTGGCGGGATGGGGACCGCCATTCTGGTTCTTTTTACACATGACGGCGTTGACGTATCGAGATCAACCCACGTTTGCAGATCAGACGCGCATGCGTCAATTTCTCGAAACGTTTCACATCTGGTTGCCGACGACGGCAGCCCAACATTTGGCCTACACCTACACGAGTGAAATGGGAGGAGAAGCGTTGACATGGGCGTGTCTGAACAAAGCCAATTTGTTTTACTTTTGGTTCACGTTTCACAACCACGTCAATCGTCGACTGGGCAAAGAAGAACAGACGCTGCAACGCGTCAAAGAATTGTACAAGACAAATTAATTTTTCAAAAAATGTTGTGTAATTCAAGATGATAAAGAATTGGTCAAGAACAATAGAAAAATGTCGGATGAAATCGCGGCGGTACCCGAAGACGACTTGCTCGTCAGCAGCGAAGAAGAGTTGGATGACTATTTCGATTACGATGGAGACGCGGCCATTGTCGAATATCGCAGCAGCAGCGGTGGCGATGACGACGATGACGATCCAGACGAGATGACAACCAAAAAAAGACGATATATATTTCCGAAACCTATCCACTATAATTTGTTCGAGTCGACGGACGATATCGATAAAATGTTCAACAATCACGTCCAAGTGTACACGATACCTCAGCGATGGAACACGAGGCATCCGACGGTGCCGTCACGCGTCGTCAACGTGAAACTCTGTCGACTCTATTTGCTAAAGAAACCGTGCGTCTACAATAATCTGTGTAAATTCGCGCATCATTTTACCAATATTACCCGATGTAAATACGATTTTTGCAAGAAAACTAAACTGATCGGTCCCGGGGTGTTTGTCAACGAAAGTCACAACATGTGCCGACTGAGGCATCACACGGAATCGCTCAATTCTTTCATCTATAGAACCAAACAGACGACCGTCTTTGATCTTCGATTGACTATTTTTAGCGAATTTGTCGACGAATTCAGGAAGCATTTCGTCTTTCCCATGAAATGTAAATCGTTGCACGTGACGATCGTTTCGCGAGACGTCGAAGCCGCCGCCGCTACGGGTTAGTAGTGGTGGTGGTTAAATCTCGAACGCGTTCGTTGGCATTGATGATGCGCCCTCCGTGTTCGAGATATTCTTTTTTGCGAGACAAGTAGTGCAAATTCATGATGGCGTGCTGGTCGACCACGTCGACGACGACGGGCACGTTTTTCGTTCGCATGACTCTGCCCAGAAATTGGATATAGTATTGAACCATGTCGGCAGCGACGAGTAGGGAATCCAATTTGGGAAAATCGAAACCCGTCCCGATTTTGCCAACGGTGCCGATCAAAATGTCGCACTGTTTGTCGTACGTGTGCACGTTGCCCGTGAGGAGGCTGACGACGCGCGACGGTCGCACGGTCAAAAGTAAATCGCGCAACGCTTCACCGTGAGCCACGCGTTTGACGAGCACGAGCCACGTGCGGTCAGCGGGGAACGTTTGAATAATGTCGACCAGTAAACGATGACGCTGCACGTTGGTGGCTTGCTGTTCCAACATGTAGTTCCAGTCGAGTTTGCCGTAAATGCGCCGCTCGAGCATCACTATGCCCGTGTACACCGTGTAGATATCGTGTTTTTTGAACAATTTTTTCACGATGAAATTTTCACCGTAAAAAAATTTAAACAAGACGTGCAGTTCATCGGGACGATAGGGTGTCGCCGTCAAGCCGATGAATCGTTTGGGACAGAATTTCAACAAATTCAAACTGCGTTTTTCGCTGAGCAACAAGTGGGTTTCATCGGTGACGAGCACGTGATCGACCGGGATGTCGTTTAATTTGTGAACGTTGGCAATGTTGATGATGCCAAAATGATAGTCGGTGCCCGTGTAGCCTGGCAAGTCGACGACGAGAGCATCGCCGCTGCAAAACGTGGCGATCGATTCGCGCCATTGTTGAACCAAACAGACGCGATGACAGACGATGATGGCCGGCAAGCGAAGAGAGCACACCAACGACAGGGTGGTTATGGTTTTCCCGAAACCGGGAAAACAGCTAATCATGACAACGTGCGTTTCGGCCAATTTGATGCGAGCATTTTGATGAATATTGACCTGTTCGGGACGCAACGTGCCCGTGAATCGGGGAAACGAGAGACAAGGTCGATACAAGCGATTGTTGCCGCTCGTCGGTACGGCCGAGAAAGGGACACTGAACGTCGGCCAAACACCGTCGACAAAACACACGCGAGTCGTCTTGTCTTCGAGAACGACCGTAAAACGATCGCGTAGACGTTGTTCGTCTTCGACGCGTTTCAAAACGACACGCGTACTCATTATCTTTATGTTGTAGGCGATGAGGCTTTCTGATGCAAACTTAAAGCACGGCCGGAGTGAAACTCTTGGCACTGGCACGAGCCAAAAAGACGGCGGGATCGATGAGTTTCTTGGTGGTGACGGCCGATGCCGGCAAGTAGCCGTACTTGATGTACTGTTCGATTTGAGGTCCCGGATCGAGACTGTAGCACGCGCGACACGACGTGATACTGAAATCTTGGAATGCCGAACCGACCATAGCATCAGCCGTTCGAGGTTTCTTGCTGAAAATTTCAAACATGTAGGCCGGACGCAGACCGACTTTGACGTTTTGCGGTTCCACTAAAAACTGAATGGAATCCAATTTGGCTACCGTCATGTACGAGGTGAGCAAATGATCGAAACGAGACGCGTACGAAAAATGACAACCCAACGGGAAATATTTCGAGTAATTGTAATTGAAACCGTGAGGAGTGGAATCGAGACCCGTATAGCCTTCTTTGTACCAGTAGGCTACGAGATCTTTGGCGGCGCTGAAGGCTTGCGTTCTATCGGCAATCTGAGCGCCCTTGTAACCGTGCTGTTTCAATACGTCCAACGTCATAGCCGGCCACATGGTGCCGTTAGCGGGTACGCTACCGTCGCGAATGATTTGCATGACTCGATTGACTTGTTGGAACAAATTCTGTTCGAAAGCGTTGGTTTGCGTGCGCAATTCCATGAGTTTATCGAAATCCAGACCCAATCCCTGTTCCGATTTGGGAGCCAAGAGCAGACCGAGTTTAGTGTTGACGGCCACCGATTTGCCGACGGTCCACCACAATCCGCAACCGACTAAAGGGTACGTCCAGTAGCCGCGATAATCGCGCGGAGAAACGTCGGCGCAAATGTTGGGCGGGAAACCGCCGGGACAGTCGTCTTTCAGGTCGGTCGTCAAGTATTCGCGCACAAAGCCGCTACGTGACGCCGAAGCGGGAGCTTTATTGCCGATCGTGTACGTTCCGTCGCGATAGCAACGTTTAAAGGTGCCCTTGGATTGAGATCCACCATACGAGCCGTCGCTGACGACGGTCAAACATTTTTCGTCGGGGAATTCGCAAGCCGTCGAAGAGCAATCTTGAGGATACCACCACGGTGGATTGCGACGCGACATGTTGAGTGGCTGACCACCGGACGTCAGACCGGGTTGCATTTCGTCGAAAAACGGATCGGGTTTACTGCTGCACAAATCGGGGACGGCGTATTCGCCCGGATAGACGAAACCTTCGTAAAAAGAATCGTTGGGAAATCCTTTCATGCCCGACATGCCGTTTCGAACGATGGTATCTTTGCGATAATTGCTATCGGGATTGTTGGTATCATAGGCGCGTTTCATGAGCCACGCGTTGGTCAAATTGACGACCATGTAGGGCCACGTGGGACAGTCCAAAAGTTCTTTGGCTTGCAATCGATTAGGACTGTAGATGCATTCTTTGTGAGCGATACGCAAACAATCGCACACGTTGCCGTCAAATAGTCGCGAGTAGTCGAGTTTGGCGTCGGAATCGATGGCCGTCAACAAAGGCATACGATCGGTTTTGTAGTTGGACGCTGAGGCTTTTTCTTTGCCTGGAATCCAATCGAGATAGTAGGCGTCTAAATTGTCGTAGATTTGTTCCAATTTGACCGGGTCAGTCAACGTCGTCATATTTGGCCACAATTGTTTGAAATATTTCGTTAAATTAGCGGCAAGTTTGGCGTCGACGGGTCCAGGCACGGGTACGGGCACGGGTCCGGGCGCGGGTCCGGGTCCCGGTACTGGAGGTTTCATCGTACTATCGGGAGCATTGATGTAGGTGGGGATTGTAAACTCGGGAAACGTCATCATGTCCGGTCTGGGCCAATAGTTGCCGATGGGAAAGCCTAGCGACTGTTCCGAATAGGCACCGTAAGGCGTGTAGGCCGCGATGGGGGGTTGGGGTGGATTAGGTAAATCGATCGTCGCCGGTAGAATGGCACCGTTAAACATGAGAGGCGCGCCACCGTACAGACCGTACGTGGGTTCAGCCGGTGGTAACGGTGCAGGTGACCGTCTTTTCTCTGTAAAGGCAAAAACTCCGAGTACTCCCAAGATCACCACGAAAAACATAATCAACCATAACTGATTATTCATAATTTATTAATTTAGAGAAATGAGGAACGAATATTATATAAAGACAGAGAGCATAGCTTCTTCGCTGGCCGTCCGGTCGTGTAATATATGTGTTGTGACAATGACTCTTTTTGCCGCATGTCAACGTCGAGGAATTTGTTTGAAATTCGACGCCAATTGGTCGGCTACGTGGAGGAATGACACGACCGCCGTGTGCGTGGTCGTCGTCACATCGACGGGTAATTTCGCTAAAGGTTACGAAACGTTATGGTTTGAAACGTCCAGTCATCAGTCGTTGGTCAACTATGTGTTTCAGTCGTGCGGCTATCGACCGTTGTGGTTAAACGAACGAGAATTTCAGTGCTGCGTGACTCGCATCGAACAAGACCCGTGTCAATGTTCAACGTGCGGTAAAAGCGTCAAAAATGAACGAGCCATGAAACGCCACAGAAAACTCTATCATTTTAAAAATTAACCAAAACTTTTAAAATGACACTATTCAAAGATCTTTAATGAGCGTCACGGGTCGCCGATCCGCTTCAGGTGGTGGTGGTGGTGGTGGCGTAAAAGATTGCGGTGGCATGGACCGGAAACTTTTACGACTCATCGGTAACGCTCTGGCTCTTCGAGGTAACACTGTGGGCGTGTACGCCTGCGTGAGCGACGATGGAGCTAAACGCGGCGGCGGTGGCGGAGGCGGTTCGACGAATGATGGCGGCGCTTCATCGGGAAAAGGACGCGACTCTTCATCTGGACGAGCAGATTCGCTCGTTTGCGTCAACATGACGTGAGCTGGCATTGGTACTGGTACTGGTGGTGAAACGGTTACCGGCTTAGGAGAAGCAGGAGCAGGAAGACGAAAGGAGCGCAGAGGACGTCTGACGGGAGCCGGTCGTTTCATGGCTTCGTAGACGACGACTGGTCGCTGTTGTTGAACGGTGGGGGTGACGGGTTTCGGATACGACAGCAAGTAGACTATCGCCAATAGACTGATGATGATTCCACCTACAAACACCTTTCTATTCATCATTTTATATTATTTATTTTCTTCAGAAATTTGGTCATTGGATTTGACCCAGATTCCGATATTGATGTGTTCATTGTTACTCTCAATCACCATCGGCTGATGTTTATTCAAGTAGATTTTCAGTTGAGGTCCAAAAGTGGCGATTTTGTTGGTACTTTTGATGTTGTTGGCATTGAAACGTTGAGGCGGCGATAGCGGTTCACTGGCTTCACCGATAATGGTGGAACATTCGATGATTTCGTTGACTTGGAAAGCAAATTTGAGACTCTGTTCGCTGCGTGAAATGTCGATCCATCCGGGTTGCATTTGAATGTTGCGACAAATGCTGAGGTATTCTTCGTTGGAAACGTTGACGGGATCGGTGATGCGTTCACCGAATTCGAGTAGCTGATTCTGAACGAGAGTCACTTTGATTTTAGCGTTGGATTTCACTTTGGGATAGTCGTTGGTTTGACTATTTTTCGACGTCTTTTGAGTCTTAATGATTTGAATGCAAATATTTCCGGGAAGAGTGTCGTCCGTGTCGTCGCTGAGAACGGTGAAAACAACGTCGTCCGTCTTTTTGGCGTTTTTGAACGTCGTTTTCAGGTACTCTAGACTGATGCCAATGTTGAGCTCTTCCACGTCGCCGGTCAACGTGTACGTATCGAAAGCCTCTTTGGTCACTTTGGCATTGGCGTGAATGTGGTGTTGGACATTGGTATAGATTTGCAGACCGTTGTTGCGAATTTTGAAACACGTTTGCCGGATGCGAGGATTTTTGTCGCACAAAGGACTAATTTGTAAATGTAAATCAAAGAGATTCTTGTAAAAGAGTCCCTTGGCTCGAGACACGGCTTCGAAAAGGACACGTTGTTGCTGCTGATCTACGTGCATCATCGTCGTATCTTTTTGTATTGTAAAACGACAAACTCTTAACTCTCTAATAATAAAAAATGAACAAAATTCTGGTCCTGGCGTGCATCGCGTTATCGTTGGCTCTCTTCTATTTCAAGCGCAAACACGATCAGTGCCGCCGAGAATTAGAGAAACAAAAACGACTCGTCAAATCGCTGATGGAGGGCATCGAATTGGAACCTTCGCCAGCTGAAGAAACGTCGCAACTCATGAATCTGGCCACGACAGCCATCACGCCTCTCATTTCGTTCATAGGACCTAATCTTTTGAAAAAGAAGAACGATTTTTTAAAGGAAACTATCGATACGAGTGATTACGAATTATCTCAGCAAATGCGTCAGCTAGACGAAATAGAAGAAGAAAATGATGATGATGAACCAGCGCCACCACCAACGCAGGCAAAGCTTGTATCCATGCCGGCAACACCACCAAAACCCATGCCTGCAGCTGCTGCACGACCAACTCCACCTCGCCCAGCATCGCCGCCGCCGCCCATGGTGCCTCCAGAAGTATTACTAGCGGCTTTGTGGTCCAGACAAGCCGAAGCGTTGGCCGGGACGTCGCCACTGCCGCGGACGTCGAAAATTACAGAAATTTTTGACGATCCACCGGCAGTAACAGCACCGCTTCCAGAACCACTGCCGGCAGTAGTAGAAGAGGTCAATGAACCAGAGGACATTGTTTCACAATTGGCCGATGCCGTGGCCGACGATGAACAACGCGACCTACCTGAGTTGTCGAGTAGTCTACCGGACACACGCGACGTCACGGGTCTACCTGACGCCTTGAAACGCGAAGCCGACGCCATTGACGAGGAAATTCGACAATTTACCCACGACAATGAAGATGAAGTTGTGACCACCACAGTGGAAAAACCTTTAGCCGCACAACAGGCGAAAAAGAACAAAAAACGAAAACCCTTGTACAAACATCCGGCCTTACAACCCGATTTTTTCTGTCAAGACGGTGTTTGCTCCATTAAGCCAAAATAAAAAAATTCAGTAATTTGTGTGTATCTGTATGCGTGTATATCATATAATAAATGAAGGAAGTCGCGGTCGATATCGCCACGGCGCCGCCTCGTCACAATTTTCCATTCGAATACGTCAACGACCTGTCGGAATTGAACAGAAAACGCATAGTAAAGGTGGAAGAAACTCGAAAAGATGTACGCGACACCTTCGCCAAATACGAAAAGAAATTGGGCAGACAAAAAGGCTGGGCTAACTTTAACGAATCGATACGTTCGCTCGTCAACGTGTGCGCCATTCCCCTAGTGGCTACGGCCGTCATCTTCCCCATTTCAGTAGGCGTCACCGTACCCTTGGCTATTGGCGGACTAGCGGTGACGAGTTGCTGCGATCTCGCCGAAGAACGCAACAAAAATAAACAGACGCGATACGCCAGTATAGTCGCCAGATCGCAAGCGACACTGTCGCATCTCGATCACGTCGTCGACAACGTGCTCACCGACGGCATCGTCACCCAAGCCGAGTACGAAATCGTTCTCAAGAGTTATACCGATTTTAAAAAAAATATCCTCTGATTAAAAGCAAGTTGATATCTTACACATTCTTTCTTTATGTCTAAGTTAATATGTGTTCCGCCGTAACCAATACCACCATGATGCCTTCATCTTACGACAACGGTTCCTTCTTTTGCACCACAAGAACAATGGTGGGAAAGACTAGATTTGCCAGCGGTAAAGAAATAAAATTGAACATTGTAGAATGTATGGAATTGTTTTCCAAATACATCTTCAACGACAAAAAGGTTAACAGCATCATCCAATTGCGGACGGGTTTCAAAAACGCCTTCACTTGCGACCTCTACCTTCTCAGTTTCAACAAGCAAATTTCCATGAAAATTTGTAAAAACGGTTCCTTTCAATTCACAGGCAATATTACCCTTCAGTGCGCTTACGAAGCCATTCAGTATGTTATCTCTTTACTTAAACTATTGTATCCCAAAATGTACGAAAATGATACTTGCGAAATTTATATTTACGAAGTTATGAGTAATTTTGTCCTTGACCTTAATCGTCCTATTGAACCCGACAGTCTAATGACTTTTTTCCAAACGATAGCTCCTCACTATAATAACTACACGTGCTTCAATTCACAAACATCCGGCACGTTCACGTGCAAGTACAACGTCGGAACGACCGAGGTCATGCACCGTAACGTCAGCTTCTTTGACGAAGTCAGCTTTGTAGAGCACGTGCCTTACAAAGATTGCGTCAGCAGTAAAAAATTGGGTCTAGATGAACGCAAAGACTATTACATCACTTTTCTCGTTTTTCAATCGGGAAAAGTTATTGTGAGTGGCATCAACGAGACGATCGTCGAACGCGTGTGTCGCGATTTTTGTCTCGTCGTGAAAAACTATTTCGACACGATCGCCGACAGTGGCGGCTGCATATTTCAGCACCAGCCATTGGAAATCTCCAAAAAGATCATGAAACGAACGTGTTACGAAAAAATTTCACTCGTCAAAATCGAAGACGATCAATATATAATTGTCCGCGGCAAATCAAACTACGTCAACAGCCGCAAATCCAAACTCGCCTCCAAATATTCGTTGTGTAAGACTATTTACGAAAACGACTGTTTGAACATTAACGTTTGCAAAGAACTGAAAAATATGCTGAAAAACGATAAGAACGTACACTTTAGCAATGTGGGAATGACGACAAGTCTAGACGAGAGCATCATTATTAGCCACATGGAAAAGTGTAACACGGCACCAGTAGAAGTACCAGTGGCCGGCGGCACATCAGTGGCTGTCGGTTAAATTTCAAAAATTTTAACATCTTTGAAATTTTATTCAATGTCCCAATCGCTGTCGATCGACGGCCACACTGTTGGCGTGAAACGACAGGAAAGTGTAAAACAAGACCATCAATTTAAAAGGAATCGTTTCCAAGTCGAGAACCATGTTGATGTAGTCGTCTTCATCGCAACGAACGGCACCGACTTTGGTCGCCGTTTCGTCGACAAAATGGTCCACAATTTCCATCATGATACATTGCATGTCTAATGTTTTGTTACATTTCAAAATGAAGGCTCGCATTTCTCTCGGGTCGACATCCATGTATTTTATCGAGGCTTGTTTAATACACTGATATAACTGAGACATTTATATTATAATTTTTAATTCTTTGGCCTTTTCAAAATCTTCGTCAGTCAAAGGCGTAACTTGACCATCACCCAGATATTTACCAACCACGGATTTCTTATCCAAAACGAAACCCTCGTACACGTACAGTCCGTACTCGTTCTTTTGCATAGTGATGGTCTGAGAAGGGAAAAGATTCTTAATCAATCGATCACCGGCTTTGACCACAAATGGAACCAAAAGTTTAGTCTGATGGTGAGGATGAACCAAATCTGGACGTTGAGATTTTTTCTTAGATTTTTGTACAGGTTCTGAAAGTGGCGGCGATCGGTCCACTCCCGACGATGGCGCTTTGCGTTTGGGACCGACGGTGAATTTACGAGGCGACGTTTGCTTGCGTTTACGTTCCGATGATCCGACGAGAGACATTTCCGACATGAGCTGATGCAGAGGAACCGGGGGATGGGGGGTAAGAAAGCGACGACGAACGGCGACGGCGATTTTTCGACGCGGCGGCGAAGGTGAAGGCGTCAGAGGCAAAGAATCTACTGGAAATAATTGTCTGACGTGTGACGGTTTAGATGTATCCATGCTCTTTCAGTTTCAAATCCAAAAACGATTCAATATCAATGACTGTATAGGGAACTTCAATCAAAACAATATTGTTTTTCAAACACAAATCTCTTTTAATTTGATCCCTATACTTTTGATTGAGAAAAGCGTCACGCGACGAGTGAAAATGAGGCACGTAGTGGTAATGCTGTTTACCTTGATATTCTACGGCGAGAGCCAGCTCAGCGTTGTAGCAGTCCAATTCGAGATCGACTTTAGTGACGGGATTGCGCAAAAAAGTGGGACGCTTTTTGGGAAAGGGTCGATTGAAGCGCTCCTCCAAGTGACGTCGGCAAGCCAATTCACCGCGACTGTCGGCCGGCGCGGTTGAAGTACTAATGGACGTGTCTACTGGTCTGAAAGCGTGAGGAAAACGTTGGCGCCAATCGCTGCCGAGCAAATGGGGGTCGCTAGTGCCGCGAACGCCGCGGGCACGTCTGAAAATGGCGTACACGCACAGCGTGACAAAGGCAATGAGAAACAAACGACCTTTGCCAATGTTTCGCCACCAGGATGTCGGCTTTTTTCTCATGTCATAAAAAGATTTTATTAATGAGAACCCTAGTGAAATAATTAATCTTAATTTTTCCAGAATAAAATAATTCGAGGAGACATTTGGGATGAATGAAACCGCAGCCGGTAGATTCGGCATCGTTTCCCGTATTTATCCTAGGTAAAACGTCAACGGCGTCAACGTGAGCGAAAAACACGCACACTTGACGGCTAATGTTTTTGTACTTGAATTTGAACATGTTGCGCGTCAGTTGACTCTTATCCAACTTGAGGTTGGTCTCTTCGAAAAGTTCACGAACGGCGCACTCGCGCAACGATTCGCTTTCGTTGACGATGCCTTTCGGAATACCCCAGTAGAGATTGTACGATTGATTGATTAAAATACCGCGACGACTGACGACGCAAACGCCGGCACACTGTTTGGGTTTGTCGTCATCTTCGTAGAAATCGGCCGTGTCCTTATAGTCCACGTTCAAGACGCATTGGCAATTTCTGAAACAGGTAATTGCCATTTAATTCTTTTTCGAGCTTCTTGAGCGTCTTTTTCTTTCCAGTATTTCTTGACTTCGCGCTCAAATATCTTGATCCATTTTTCGTAGGACGACGTCAGCGACGTTTGGCAAATCTTGTAATACATGTTGATTTTGAATTCCACGGATTTACTCGAGCGAAAAGCCATGGCGTCCGATTGAGGTGTCAACTCTGCCGACGGTAACTGCTGATAAAAGACGCTGTCGACGTACGTGTCAATGACGGCATCTGGTGGCGGAGGTTGGATGGCGCCTAGCGTGTAGACGCGTCGAGGTTTGACTATGACGTGCGTCGAGAATTGGACGAGAAATTCAAAGAGCTGTTTGGGTGTTTTACTGTCGGCTCCGCGTCGCAACGTTTGCAAATACTGACGCGGCTGATCGACGTCGTGTTTGTAAAAACTCTCCAGCACCTTGACGACAATGTCAAAGAAGGCGAATTTACCCGGCTCTTGGTGACAGTAGAGAAAAAAGACAAACATGTCGTAGCCGGGACGCAAATGTTCGTAGATGCCTTTCTTTTCGAGCTGTCGCATGCCCCACGTTTCACCGGTGACGCTATCGCTGCCGCACGACATGCCAAAATCGATAATGACGGGATTGAAACAATTGGAAAAAGACACGTGATATTGATCGAAAAGAATTTGCGTTTTTTTACTAGAAAAATGAATCAAGACGTTTTCCAAATGTAAATCGTAGTGCCCGAAACGGAAGGCCGATTGAGCCATTTCAAGCGCGACGCACATTTGCATGGTGAGCGTGATGAATTTTTGACGCGACATTTTCGACATGGCCGATTTGAAGGTTTCACCGTCGACGAAACGCGTCAAGTTGTAGGGTCCTGAATTGCGATGAAACGAGGCGTACGTTTCGACAAACATGGGCACGTTGAGAGCGTTGAGGTGCTGTCCGGCCACGTACTCGCGTCGGGCGTGATCAAACAGTGCCGGCTTGTTGAAATGCTTGAGAACGACGCGATGATCGACGTCGTCGTGACGGACAGTAGCCGTGTACACTCGTCCCTGCTTGTTGGTCAAATTGTTCATGGCCTGTACGCGCGTCATCCATTCGTGCATTTTGTAGGGTCGCTGGTGTCGCGGATGTTGACAGCCGTCCAAGGGACCGCACCCGCACGCGTCACTCGTTTTCATTACCAAATCTTGACAAATAGCCGGTGTCAACATGATTTTTTATTCTCTCCTCACAGTTTAATTTAGTTAAAAGTAGTCCATCATTAAGAAAACCATTACCATGATTTCGAAATCCAAATTATCCATCCTTAATGCTATCAATCAATTCATGTCGGACGACTTTTTGTTTGGCAACGTGGACCTGATCGAGAAATGGCACAGCGGCGAGACTCAGAAACGCGTGGGATTGATGTTGGGCTTGAAACAGAGAGAAGTCGTCCAGGGACCTCAGCGAAACATTAGCGCTTACCTCTTTTTTTGCGAGTCGAAACGTCGCGAGATTTTGGAAACCAATCCCGGCATCAAACCCAACAAGGTCATGATTCTTTTCGGAGAGTCGTGGCGCAATTTGAGCGACCAGGAGAAACAACCGTTTATCGACAAGGCTATGGTCGACAGGGAGCGCTACAACAAGTATTTGGAGAGTAAAGTGCGACCGAAAAAGAACGCCCGACCGAGTATTTATAATTTGTTTTGTACCGACGAACGACGCGCCATCAAAAAGGATCATCCCGACATGAACGCGTCCGACGTCAGACGAGAGCTAGGCAAAAGATGGAAGGCCGTCAAAGAAACGAATCCAGATCTTTTGAAAGAGAAATATGGATACGTGATTGAAGAGAGTCAAGATGTGGTAGGAAATCTCTAAATAATATCGTTCAACAGCTGACAAATGGCTCGATCGAATTTAGATTGATATTTGGCGACGATGGCGGCGGGTAGAGGGATGCAACGATGCTGTAAAATGAGCGACCAGTCCAACCGGTGACCGTAAATATCGATGATATCGGTGGCGAGTTCGGGTTCGCGGCTCATTTTTTTCCAATCAACCAGCGATTCGACGAGTTTCAATTTAAAGCTTTCGGGCACGTGCACGGGGAACGAGATGTGAAGCGGTAGCTGTTTAAAAAGATTCGGCCAGTCGATGGTATTTTGAAACGAGTAGTCCACCATGAGAGCGAGAGCAAATTTGTGAACGTCTGTGCGCAACAAGCGTTCACATTGATCGTACCTGGCTTGAGACATGATGAGCGCGCGCAGTCTCTCTCAAATAGCTTTATGTAGATGAAATCAAATATTTCTAAAAAATTTTCACACTTTTTTAGAAATGTATTTCTTGGGGAATAGATTTCAGAATGCGTTCGACAACGGTGGGTGACAATTCCAATTTGGTACAGAAATCCACGAGAACAATAGAGGGATTGTATTGCCGGCGAATGTAAATGAAAACAAAAGCGGCGACAATCATGTACATGCGTCGATTGATTTTCGTACGAATAAAAGCCATAATATCGGGACGATTGATGAATTTCAAAAAGGTCTCGTCCCTTTCGAGACCGATGTGTTTGAAAATCATGTCGGCCGTGTCCGAGTACGACTCGCGCAGGTAGCACAATTCGGGTATTTTTAGTTTGACTAAATTGAAGCCTTTATTGGCGAAATGATTGGTCAAGCCAAACCACCTGATGACCGTGTCGTAACTTTGAGGACATTTTTTCAGCATCAAGACGTGAAAGAGCGACGCGCAAATGATGGCTTTTCGGTAGTTTCCGCGATGAATACGTTGATTACAGGCCATGATAAAGTACTTGTTGGTCATTTCGACAATTTCCGGACTGAGATTTAAAAATTCCATTTCTTTACGAATGCCAATGTTGGCCTTTTGTTGAATTTGGTCCTGGTTGGTGTTTTGACACGTCATTTGTTGACGACAACGATTGCAAAATGTCCCGTCATTATTTTCAAAGTAGACGTGCTGACATTCAACGTCGACATGGTCGACTGGTTGAACGTCTCGATCTTTTGACGATAAATAATTTTCAAATAGACAAAACATTTCGTTTTCGTTTTTACCTTCTGCGCACGCTTTTAAGTTTCAATTTAACTCCGTAAAGCATTACGACAAGTAGGACGGCGACAGCTATAGGAATGCCGTAAGTGGACCAAGCCGACTCTTTGGCTAGGGGACGTAAATCGAACGTGATCACTCCACCGCACTGGGCTTGCTTGTAATGAAAGGGTCGTTCGAGTTGCACATGTTTATTGTGACGATGCGTCGCGATTTTAAAGTAGCCATCGTTCGGTCCCCATTGCGGGCCCCAAGTGTTGCGACAAATCCAGTAGGGAACCGATTCGTAGGTGAAAGAACTGGTTTGCACGTCGGCGGCGACACCCCAACCGACGATGACGACCGTGATGGCGCCGACGAGAGACGCGGGAGACGCGAATTTGGTGTGCGGATGATGAGTGACGACACGATCGAGATAGATGCCGTGTTCACCGAAATGACCCGACAAGAAATTGGAGTAGACCAACATACCGGCTATGACGGGTCCTTGAGTGACGATCGCTTGTTTGATGGCGTCAATGTCCGTCAGCCAGCGCACATTGTCGACGGTGGCTTGAATTTTAGAGAGACACGAGCAACGCGGCGTGGTCGACGACGACAATTGACTGACAAGTTGCGCGGCATTACCTTCGGCCGAGTGACATTTCATGCAAGGTGTGTAGTCGAACGCGGGTTCGCCGTGAACGATGCGTCGATCTTGCAGAGTCGAGACGACGGTGACGGCGAAATTGTTGGCACACGTTCCCTGATGACGGGCGACGGGAAGAGACACGTGATGACGCCAATCGAATTCGACGGGAAAGACATTTTGATGAGCAGCAGCAGCGACCGTGGCGGCAATGTACTTGTTGAATTGCAAATCGGTTTTGTAGAGACTGAAAATGGGACAATCTTCGCCGCCGTGGTCGTTGTCGCTGCGATGTTGCCGCACGATTTTATCGACGGCCGTGTGTTTGACGGGTTGCGCTGCAGGATGAGCGGGATGCAGAGGAACTACTTCTTTCGCCATGATGGAATGCGATTGTCTGGCCGGTGAGTGGGCGAGAACATCGGAAAACTGGGGCATTTGCGTCAACGGTTGACCGTGAGCGTGCGGGTAGTCACGAGGTGGTTTTTCTTTTTCGTAATGAGAGGTTTTATCCATACTTTTATTGTTCAGAGGTTGATTTCCCTGAAGCTGAGAATACGTCAGATAATTGTTCATAATTTATTCTACATTTACCTGAAATAAAAAAAGGTAAATCAGTCTCGACATTGAAACGATGCCCAGCGCATGGAACTAAAAAGAAACCCATTGTGGGTTATTTAAGCTGTGTTGCTGACAATGCCAAGTAGTCGTGGAATTGAAACGGTGACGAACGCTCGTGTTTTGAAAGTTGCATCAAACGTTCACCATGTCGGAAAATTTAGTCAGTACCATTTTAGAACTACTCAATGACTTGGTTAAAGCACAACAAAATACAGTGGACGCATTTATAGATAGAATATCTGTCAGGTATTCTCTGAACGAATTGGAACTGCGAACGTTGTGGAATGGCAGTGACCCTGATACTGTAGCGACTTTAGTCAACGACGACAACAAGTGCACTCACACGTTCACCAAAGGTCAACGTATCGGGCAACAGTGCGGTCAAAAGAATTCCGGAAACACGACGAAATGCAGCAAACACCAAAAGAAATTGAAAGAGCAACGATCGACGACCGCCGCCTCGACCACCATCACGACGTCGTCGACAACCGTGACCGACGACGGCATGCGAGACATTCCTCTGATGTTTAGTAAAATCACTAGCGTTTTGGCTTCGGATACGGAAGACTCTTCGGATTAAATTTCAAAAACACATTATATATTTTTGAAATTTTTTAATAACGACGACCCCAAGAAGCGCCCACGACTACTGGAGCTGGATTTGGAGCTGGAGCTGGAGCTGGAGCTGGATTTGGATTTGGCGGAGGTGCTGGATTTGGATTTGGCGGAGGTGCTGGATTTGGATTTGGCGGAGGTGCTGGAGCTCTCGAATTTCGTTCTTGTACAATGAGATCAATGTCAAAGACTTTTTGATTAAACGGTTTAAATTCTGAATTGATGACGGCCTTCACGTCGACGCTCATAACATCTTTAGTCAATAGATAGTTTGGTGGAATGGCCGGAGTCGTTCCCTCGGGCATGTACAATGGCATACGCATGGGATCGAGTCGCATGAGGGCCGTTTGACTGTAGGCATTTTCGACGAGATGCAACAGTTCATAGCCGACGATGGCGTCTCCGTCCAATTCCATTTGAGCTTCGCGCAAAAATTGCAACGTATTGTAGCCGCGATTGCGAGCCAATTGAGCCAGAAATTTATCGCCCGTGTCGCCGCAACCGTAGTAGACCAACGTCTTTTTAGTGACACCGTTGACGGCTCGAGTGTCGTACCTCAGAGATTTACCGGCGGCCATTTCGCCGACGAGTCGATCGAGAGCTTTGGCTTTGTAGCGAATAGTGTTGGCAAAATAGTTGAAGATTTTATCGCAACCGGGATTGTTGCTGGTCGCTCGTTTGTTGACGGCGCACACGCTGACAAAAGCATCGGCTGTAAATTCAGCCGATTCCGAATCGCGACGCAAAAACGACTGGAAATCACGACCGCCGTACAAAACGATTTGGTCGTTGGCGGCACCCAACAGTTTCATGGCGTGCACTTTGTTGTAGGCCACCAAGGTTTTACCCAACGGCAAGTAGAGTCCCGAACCGCGAACGGGATAGTAATAGGTGCCGACAAAAAGAGTCGGGTCGGCGAAAAACGAGTACATGGGTCCGAAACGAATGACTTCCAAATAGGGTCCAACTTGACCCAAAACATTGGCGTCTTGATCGAGAGTCACGCCGTTGGGTACGCGGAAAAACTGATTCGTCACATCGCGACGAGGTGTAATGGGCGTGGCTGGTTGAATTTCCGGAGGCATTTTGTAGTAGATTTCCAATTTTTGGTAGCGACCGACGAGATCGGCTTCGCTCATCGACGACCACGATGTCGCCGGTGAATTGGGATAGACGAGTTTAAAGTATTCGACCAATCGATCTTTTTCCGTAGCCGGTTTCAAAGCGCCCGAAGCGATAGCCGCTTTGACTTGATCCAATTCATTGAAAATGGGCGATTCGGGCTGTCCAAAACGGACGATATTGTTGCACGTCAACAAAACCGAATCGCCGACCCAGTTCAAGACACCGCCTTTCGTCTGACATTCCTCTTTGGATTTAAACATGATTTCTTGCGACGTGGGGAACGCGCCGTTCGGGGTCGGACCCGGTTTCGGAGGAGTGGTACCCCCGCCACCACCACCACCACCACCGGGAGTAGGACTTCCGCCGCCACCACCACCACCACCTGGAGACGGACTACTGCCGCCATCTCTACCAAAAGGGATCGTCATCCACATGAGCCAAGGAGTCACAATCATAATTATTATTATGGCGATGATTTGACTTCTTTCTAACATTTATTATTTAAAAAATCAAAGGATGGTATCGTTTTAAAATAGGATTGTATAACGGCGTCGGGGACAATGCCTGATTCTTGACATTTGGCGTCGTAAACTTGTTGGTAGCAAGCGAGAATTTCAGGCGTTTCCAACTCGATAATTTCACCATGAGTTTTAATCATGATCGTTTTAAATTTTTCGATTTGCTCCAAGTGTTGAGTGTACAGAGCGGCGATGGTGGCCATTTTGTTGCGTTTGACAATGTACGTTTCAACGGGATCTTTGGCTTTGGTTTCGTCAACGTCGTCCAGTAGCGCTTTGGTTCGATCTTGAAGTTCTCGAGTCGTGTCCTGTTCGCTGGCCTCGGCGCGTTTTCGCATCTCTTTTTCGGCCTGTTGATAGTCGTCATCGAGAACAACCTTATCGACGACTTTACCCATGATGGCTTCACAGATGGGGAAAGGACGACCGACGACGACGGTGTGAATCTTGTTGCAACTGTCTGTTTTTCTGATGATTTTTCTGGCAGCCGTAGCCGCTTCTTCTTCGGTGGCGTAGACGCCTCTAATTTTGGCGAAAGCCAACACGTTGTACTTGTTGATGCCGCCGGGAGCGGCTGGGAAAAAACTAAAAAGAGCATACTTTTGACCTTCGATGGGTGGATCTTGAACGGCGCGTTCCACCTGCGGGTAGTCGACAATGTGCAATGCGGCGCAAGCGGCTCGCGTTTCTTCCAACGTCAAAGGCGGCACAAACGGGTCCGGTTGCCATCTTTCTTTTTTCAATCTTAGACTCATTATAATAATATAATAATTTCTTAGTACAAGCTCACTTTTTAAACTCTCAATTTACAAAACAGGGAAACCCATTGTACCGCCGGCAATGCGGATAATATTGTTGACGATGACGGTGACTATAAATTCGAACGTCTGACCGAAATTGGTGCCCGACAAGACGGGGCCTGTGCCGTTACTGGCTATGATGGCGTCATCGCTAGCAGCTGGCACCAAGCTGACGTTGGACAATTTACCGTAATTGGTACTGCCCATGGGATCGAGATCGTTGAATTTCAACGAATACGAATACAAATGGTAGCCAGTGTCGGTGGGACAAGCTGGAGCGTGATAGTAGGGATTGACTAGACTGAAATAATCGCTACCCATGTTGGAAAAACGATTGGAATTCTCGTAGATGAGCGTCGTGTGCTTGATGGGATCGCGAGCGTAGCGGCTTTCGTAATCGATAGCTGTAGTAGTTGGAGTGACGACGGGAGAGGCAGTCGTGTAATTGGACCACTGATTGGCAAATGTGGAATTGCGAACCTGGAAAAAGAGGGCTTTGACGGCGTGATTGAAACGAACGTCGTAGCTAGGAACTGGATTGGCTTTGGGATTGAACGATTGACGAGGAGCGATTTGAACTTGTTCAATCAAAATGGTACGTTGAGATTTACCCATCAGAATACGTTCCTTGTTGCTGACGATGGCGTAGTTGGCCCATACTTGAACGCTTTCCAAGACGGGAGCGGCATCGATATCGACACCGACAACAGGCACGTTGACTTGAGCTCCGGCGGCGGCTGCATTGTCCAAAATGAGCAATTCTTTCCAGTCGCGGAACTGGAAATTAATGTGCATCTCGTTGTAAGGGATGGCAGCGGTGGGTAGAGAGACGCCAACATCGCGAGTGAAAAAGAAGGGTAAAACGAGATTGAGCGTTTGACTAGGAATAGTGTCTCCTGGACCGTGAGGATCGATCATGTCGCCAATGTTGCCAATCATTTGATCGTAAGCGGCGCGTTTACTAGCTTCGACAGTGAACTGAGAATAGGCATCCAAATGATAATTGTGGATGGTGTGAGCAAACAAATCGTTGAAAGAAATGCTCGTCTCTCGAATGAGATTGTGCATGAAATTTTTGGTCCAACGAAGGCGACCGTTGGCGGCAAAGCTATTGGTAATTTTGAGAGTGACGGCGGGAACGACGACGCGAAGCCACACGTGAATGAGGTAGTCACCGGCGCGACTGACGCTGACACTCCACTCTTGCCCGAAACCGGCATTGCCGTTGTTGCGCGACAACAATACGGGAATCTGAGTGAACCAAGTCGATTTCAAGGTGGAGCGGACAAAGTAAACGATGGCATCGGGTCCCGAGTACATGTACTTTTCGATCTCATCCAATGTTGCAATATCAATAAATCCTGAAGTGATATTCGATTGCGCCATTTTTTGATAATATATTTATTATAACGCCAGAATAGATTTTTGTTGATTAAAAATTCCTAGTTTAGATGTAAAGATGGATAATATCTTGGAATTTCACAAACAAATAGAAACACATTTTAAGGAGGAAATTAGTCAGCTAGAAGGGTTGACGACTCGCGAACAACAAGTGTGCGACTACCTGTCGCAACCGTGGCTCTCGGAACGCGTTCGCAGTCACTTGATTGACGATCTGGACGAGATTCGTACCACCATTAAAAATATTAATTTTATTCGTTTCTATTTCGTAGAAATTCGTTCGATTCTCAAAGAGTACGTGCAGCTGATGCAAATGCCGACGGTGAACACGTTCTTCCAGAAAGAGGACGGCACCAAGCAGCAGCATCACGCGCGTAAAACGTACGTGGTGAAAAATTTTTGGGAAATTTTTGATTGCTACAAAAAGTACTACTACAACGTCAAAGTGGTCGATCAGCAAAAAGACGATCCGAACACGTGCCAGTATTGCGGTTCGACTCTCGGCTACTTTTTCGACGAAACAGTCAACATTTGCTACACGTGCAAATCGGAGAAAGTCTACTTTATACAGTCGAGCAATACGGACACGACGCGCGTCAATCCCAAATACATTTACGATCGAAACCAACATTTTCGCGACTGCATGATACGTTTTCAGGGTAAACAAAAGAACACTATACCTCCAACTATTTTAGAAAATATTAGTAACCATTTGAGCGACTATCGGTTGACGACCATCAGTCTCAGTCACGTGTGTATGATTATGAAAAATTTAGGCTACAGTAAGTACTATGACGACTACGTGTTGATTCACCATTTGATTACGGGTCAACCTCCGTGCGACATTTCCTTCATTGAAGAGCAGCTCTTGCAAGAATTTGACATCATCAATATGGAGTTGAAGAATTTCAAGGAATTGAATAAGAAAAATTTTAATACACAATACATCTTATTTTTACTACTAAAGCATCACAATATCAACGTTCACGCTGATCATTTCATGTTGATAAAATCCAATGAAAGAAAACTATTGACAGATAAAATTTGCAAAACTATCTTTAAATCGCTAGGTTGGAAGTTTAACAGTATCCTCTGAACACACTGCACACAATGTTGTTTCGCTTCTTCAAGAAACCCTTCTCATTGACTGCCGCTACGGTACCGACCATTCACGGTTTGTACGGCGTGACCAAGAAACGTGATGGAGAACTGGTGGCCATCAACGGAGACGGATACGCGTACGACATCAACGAAAAGAGAGTGTGCCAAGTGCCGACGTTTCCTCACATGGAATTCGTGGCCTACGGCGAATACATCAAAGGCGACGAAAACAAAGACGACGTTATTTATCTGTTTGAGACCAACAGTTTTCGAGTGGATTACACGAAACGACACGATTCCCTGAAAAAATTGGTCGACAACAAGATCCTATTTCTCAACAATTGCGTCTTTACGTCGTACCCGTTCAATTACATTCGAGATCATTACGATAGCGTCGATGAGGGCTTCATTTTAACGCGAGTTCACGGCAAAAGTCCCGTGTACAAATACAAAAAGTCCAACGACACGGTCGATTTCTACATCAAAGACGGCAAATGTTGGTGCCTCATTGCTCGAGCGCAGTACGACGAATTGAACGACACGCCTCCCGATACAGACGCCAATTATTTTCTGGTCGAATTCACACCGTGCAGCGAGTATCGTGGCGAGGAAACGGATTGCGTCGTCGAGTGCCACTGGAAGGAAGATGCCAATCAAGACGCGGCGTCAACCGATAAAGTCGGAGCGTGGTACGGTTACCGCGTGCGCCAGGACAAGACGGATCAATTCAAAGCCACCGGATGCGGACCGAACAATTGGAAAACGTGCATGGATCACTATGAAAATTTCTTGAATCCATTGACATTAGAAAAAATATTTTCCTTGTTGTAAAAGAAGCATAATAAATGGGAAATGCTAAATCGACTAACGTAGCTAAAGCAGTCGTAGATATCTATTCGAAAATAGCCGCTGAAACGGTACAGACGAGCACCATTAGTACGAGTAACACGCAAATCATCAGCGTCGACGGTAGCGGTGGCGATGTCAACATTAGCGGCAACACCATCACGCAAACGGCCAAAGTCAACATGACGGTATTGATGGACAGCATCAGTAATGTCGATTCGCAAAAAAGAATCGGCGTGCAACTCGATCAATTGGCGAAATCGTTGGTGAGCGGATTGAATTTTTTTACTTTTGACGATGCCAAGAATACGGCAGAATCTATCGTGAAAAGCCAAACGACCATCAACAACGCTATCCGTCAATCGTGCGTGTTGAACGCCAACAACGTGCAAAGCATCACCATCAAGAACGTCAAAGGTAGCGTCAACATTACCAACAACGTTCTGAGTCAGATGAGCGAAATATTCGACAAGTGCGCGCTGAAAAGCGTGCTCGGCGTGAAAGCCATCGACGACGTGCAACAACGATTGAATCAGGAAGCCGAATCGAAATTGGAAGGTTTCAATTTGGCCTGGTTAGCGGCGGCCGTTTTGGCTTTCGTGCTCGTGCCCGTGCTGGTCGCGGCGCGAGTCACGTCCAACGCTTTGCGTTTCGTTTTTCCTCTCATGATCGCCATCGGAGGCGTGTTTTTTGCCTTGTACTTTACCCTAGGAAAAACGTACATGAAATCGTCCAATTACACGCGACCGTTCAGAGACACCTGTACCGGTAATGTGGACGGTAGCGTTCCAAGGACGACTATCGTTCGGCAAGCCATGGATGCGTGCCTGAAATCGTCATCGTGTCGCGTCGTCGACGCTCGTCTGACGGAAACGGGTGGCACCGTCGCCAAACAAGTGCCCGAAATCACTTTCTACAAGAGCGGCGACGGATGTAAATTTCAGTTTTACCCGCAAGGAGTCGTTCAATTGGCCGCCGTTGACGTTACCGCTGTTAAAACTACCGATAGATACCAATGGTTGCTCTACGTAGGAATCACTATGATTATCGGCGGATTACTGGGAACAATCATTCAACGAGTCAGAAATAATGGCAGTAGCAGTAGTAGTACAAGTTTGACCACGAGTGAATTGACGTCGTTTCCTTCGATAGAATAAAGATTCGAATCTCTCAGAAAGTGATTTGAATCTAAGCGCCACCTAAATAGTAGGCTTGAAACATGTTGCAATTTTCCAAAACGTCGAAATCCTGCGGCAACGAATTGGTCATAAAATACGCCGACACGTAATCGGTGGATCCATTCAAAACAAAAATAGCGTCGACTTTAGCCGTAAATGTTGTCAAATTACTTTGCGTGGAATTATTCCACGAATTGACGTCTTGCCACAAGGGATTCATGGCCGCATTTTGAGCCAAACAAAAATGAATACGATTACCGCCCAATGTTCGAGGAGCCCAAGCAGTCGCGCGAATCGACCACACGCCGGCTTTTTTAGGTTGAAATTTTCCACTAGCATACCAGCCGCCGGTAGTGTCGTAACGTTTGGTAAAGTACGACGCCAAAGTCCACGTATTGGCTACAGCATTAAAATAAGCAAACACGTTGGTGTACTGGAGATACAACAAACTGGTTGAAGTCGCGCTTTGATTGGAAGTCGAACAGCACGTTTCAAGCTGAGCGGAAGTGAAACCGGCACCCACTAAATTACCATTAGCATCCAACATCAACAACGTATTAGCCGGAGCCGTCGATTTCTTTTGAAAAGTCGAATCTATTTTACTAGATGACCACAATGAAGTGGTAGACGGAGCACCCAATAAGCCGGAATCTTTAATATCGGATTTCAAGAGGACGTTGTTGGTGGCGGCGAGAGCATTGGAAGCTTGCGTGCAGCACGCGTTGATAAATGTGGGAGTCAAGCCGCTGTCGACTAAATTACCGCTAGCATCGGGCATCAGCAGAGCGTTAGCCGGCGCCGTCGTCTTTTTCTGATAGGTCGCATCGATTTTGCTGGACGAATACAATTTCGTGGCAGAAGTGGACGTGTCGACGATATCCGTTTTCAACAACGAATTATTGCTAGCAGCGAGAGCGTTGGAAGCTTGCGTGCAGCACGCGTTGATAAACGTGGGAGTCAAACCGCTGTCGACTAAATTACCGCTAGCATCGGGCATCAGCAGAGCTTTGGCCGGAGCCGTCGTCTTTTTCTGGAAAGTGGCATCGATCTTGCTGGACGAATACAATTTCGTGGCTGACGTGGACGTGTCGACGATATCCGTTTTCAACAAAGAGTTGGTGGCGGCATTGGCGGCCTGAGCGCAACACGCCTCTATAGATGTTTTCGTCAAACCACTATCTACTAGATTACCGCTAGCGTCTGGCGTTAGAATAGCATTAGCGGGAGCCGTAGTTTTCTTTTGATACGTGGCATCTATTTTGCTAGACGAATACAGTTTCGTAGCGGATGTGGACGTGTCGACAATATCGGTTTTTAGTAAAGAGTTATTGCTTGTAGCTAGAGCGTTGGAAGCTTGCGTGCAACACGCGTTGATGAACGTCGGTGTCAAGCCGCTGTCCACTAGGTTGCCGTTGGCGTCAGGCATGAGCAAAGCATTGGCTGGCGCGGTGGTTTTCTTTTGATAGGTGGCATCGATTTTGCTCGACGAATAGAGTTTGGTAGCCGATGTCGAAGTGTCGACGATATCGGTTTTCAATAGGGAATTGGTAGCGGCATTAGCGGCTTGCGTGCAGCACGCTTCGATAGATGTTTTCGTCAAGCCACTGTCGACTAAATTTCCGCTAGCGTCCGGCATGAGAATAGAATTAGCAGGAGCTGTCGTTTTCTTTTGATAGGTGGCATCGATTTTGGTTGAACTGTACAATTTAGTAGCCGATGTCGAAGTGTCGACGATATCCGTTTTCACTAGAGCGTTTGTGCTGGCCGTCAACGCGTTGGAAGCTTGTGTGCAACACGCGTTGATGAACGTCGGTGTTAAGCCGCTGTCCACTAGGTTGCCGCTAGCGTCAGGCATGAGCAAAGCATTGGCTGGCGCGGTAGTTTTCTTTTGATAGGTGGCATCGATTTTGCTCGACGAATAGAGTTTCGTCGCTGATGTGGACGTGTCGACAATATCGGTTTTCAATAGGGAATTGGTGGCGGCACTGACAGCTTGCGTGCAGCACGCTTGGATGGCTGTGGGTGTCAGTCCGCTGTCGACTAAATTACCGCTAGCGTCGGGCATCAGCAAAGCATTGACCGGTGCTGTCGTTTTCTTTTGATACGTGGCATCGATTTTGGATGAACTGTACAATTTAGTAGCCGAAATGGACGTGTCGACAATATCGGTTTTCAATAAGGAATTGGTGGCAGCACTGGCAGCTTGCGTGCAACACGCTTGAATACCGGCTGGTGTCAATCCGCTGTCCACTAGGTTGCCGCTGGCATCGGGAACCAAGATTGCGTTGGCCGGCGCTGTCGTCTTTTTTTGAAAGGTGGCATCGATTTTGGAAGAACTATAAAGTTTGCTAGTGGACGTTGTCGTGTCGACGATATCACTTTTTAATAAGGCATTGGCTACAGCTGTAGTGGCGTTGCTGGTTTGTTGGCAGCAGGCGCTAATGAATGCCGGCGTGATGCCGCTGTCGACTAAATTACCATTGGCATCGGGCATGAGCAAAGCATTAGCCGGAGCTGTCGTTTTCTTTTGATACGTGGCATCGATTTTGCTTGACGAATAGAGTTTCGTCGTGGAAGTGGACGTGTCGATGATATCTGTTTTCAAAAGCGAATTAGCGGCAGCACTGGCAGCTTGCGTGCAACACGCTTGAATACCGGCTGGTGTCAGCCCGCTGTCCACTAGATTGCCGCTGGCGTCAGGCATCAAAAGCGAGTTGGCTGGCGCGGTCGTCTTTTTGGCATAAGTAGCATCGATTTTACTCGACGAATAAAGTTTGGTAGTCGATGTGGACGTATCGACAATGTCGGTTTTCAATAAGGAATTGGTAGAGGCACTGACTGCCTGCGTGCAACAAGCTTGGATGGCTGTCGGTGTCAGTCCACTGTCCACTAGGTTACCGTTGGCGTCGGGCATGAGCAGCGAGTTGGCTGGCGCTGTCGTCTTTTTGGTATACGTCGCATCGATTTTAGCCGAACTGTAGAGTTTGTCAGTGGCCGTGGACGTGTCGACAATATCGGTTTTAAGTAGGGAATTGGTGGCGGCACTGACAGCTTGCGTGCAGCACGCTTGGATGGCTGTCGGTGTCAGTCCACTGTCGACTAGGTTGCCGTTGGCATCGGGAACCAAGATTGCGTTGGCTGGCGCCGTGGTTTTCTTTTGATACGTGGCATCGATTTTAGAAGAACTATAAAGTTTGGTAGCCGAAGTGGACGTGTCGACGATATCACTTTTCAATAAAGCGTTGGCCACAGCGGTAGTAGCGTTGGTGGTTTGTTGGCAGCAGGCGCTAATGAAAGCCGGAGTGATGCCGCTGTCGACCAAGTTACCGTTAGAGTCGGGCATGAGTAACGTATTGGCCGGCGCCGTGGTTTTCTTTTGATACGTCGCATCGATTTTGGATGAACTGTAGAGTTTATCGGTAGATGTCGACGTGTCAATAATATCGGTTTTCAATAAGGAATTGGTGGCGGCATTGACAGCTTGCGTGCAACACGCTTGAATACCGGCTGGTGTCAATCCGCTGTCCACTAGGTTGCCGCTGGCGTCAGGCATCAAAAGCGAGTTGGCCGGCGCTGTCGTTTTTTTGCTATACGTAGCATCGATTTTGGACGAACTGTAAAGTTTGTCAGTAGATGTCGATGTATCAACAATATCGGTTTTCAGTAAGGAATTGGTGGCGGCACCGACAGCTTGCGTGCAGCACGCTTGGATGGCTGTAGGAGTGAGGCCACTGTCGACTAAATTTCCATTGACGTCGGGCATGAGCAACGAATTGGCTGGAGCGGTCGTTTTCTTTTGATAGGTGGCATCGATTTTACTTGACGAATAGAGTTTAGTAGCCGAAGTGGAAGTGTCGACGATATCGCTTTTCATCAAAGCATTGGAAACGCCAATTTTAGCGTCAGCCGTTTCTTGGCAACAAGCACTGATGAAAGCCGGCGTAATGCCGCTGTCGACCAGATTACCATTGGCATCTGGCATGAGTAACACATTGGCTGGCGCCGTCGTCTTTTTGGTAAACGTAGCATCTATTTTAGAAGAACTGTAGAGTTTATCGGTAGATGTCGACGTGTCGACAATATCGGTTTTCAATAAGGAATTGGTAGCAGCATTAACAGCTTGCGTGCAGCACGCTTGGATGGCGGTAGGAGTTAGGCCACT